CTATCCTTTCGGACAAGGATCATTCAGTGACGGTATGCCTCTCGGCATTTCAGGCACGTTCAACTTTATGTTTGTCTTTCAGGCGGAACATAATATCCTCATGCATCCATTCCACATGGCAGGCGTGGCGGGTATGTTTGGCGGTGCCTTGTTTAGTGCTATGCATGGCTCACTGGTTACATCTTCACTTATTCGTGAAACTACAGGACTTGATTCACAGAACTATGGTTACAAGTTTGGACAAGAAGAAGAGACATACAACATCGTTGCAGCCCATGGCTACTTCGGTCGTCTCATCTTCCAATACGCAAGTTTCAACAACTCTCGTAGTCTTCACTTCTTTCTTGCTTCTTGGCCTGTTATTTGTATATGGCTCACCTCAATGGGTATATGCACCATGGCCTTCAACCTAAATGGATTTAATTTTAATCAATCGGTTGTAGACTCAAATGGTAAGGTCGTCCCAACATGGGGAGACGTACTCAATCGAGCCAACCTCGGAATGGAAGTTATGCACGAGCGTAATGCTCATAACTTCCCTCTAGATTTAGCTTCGGCTGGTTCTAGCGACGTAGCTTTAACTGCACCTGCAGTCGGCTAACCGAGTAGTTATCGCCCCGCTTGCGCGGGGCATCTACCTATGACATTGTTACCTCAAAACGTTACATTAAGTCCTCCTTCTCAAGAGGCTCTACCGGCCAGATTCTTAGATCATGCCCCCGGTCAAGCATCTCATTTTCAAGCATCAGTCAAGAATTCTCAAGACTTGCAGAGTAATACCCAAGATCTCACTACAGCTGCTTCCGCTGCACAAACACAAGCAAAAACTGAGGCTCAAGCGGCTTTATTAGAGATGACAGCGCAAGACAATGCTGCAGATCAGCTCGCTAGAAACTTTCAAATAGGCGTACTAGAGCAAACCAAGCTTCCACAAGGAGGTACTGCTCTTGATGCACACAAGAATTTAGCTTTAGAAACTTTATATCACCCAGAAAAATTTGATTTCTTATCTTGAAATAACACCATAGTCAGGAAGTTGTAATAAAATTTAAGATATCCACTTGATATCAGTAAATGCAATTAGCTGGTAACGATGAACTGTACCAGAAGTTATCTGATGTCTTCGATGAAGAATCTTCTGCCGTGCAAGACGGTAGATCTAAATTGGATAGTTTTTTGGCAACGTATGATTTATTGATATCTAAAGGATTCGGCAAGCAATTAGCTGAAGAAACTGCTATAGCAATGGTAGAAGGTAAAGAGCCTATGGCTAAACCAACATTACGCTTCGCAATGATTTATGGCGATACATCTGAAGACCCTGGATCGAGCCGTCAAGCTGATAACAAAGTTTGAAGGAGTAGAGACTGAGGCATATCAAGATCCTCAAGGGGTTGCCACAATCTGCACTGGACTTGTTACGTATCCCGGAGGAGATATTGTCCGAATGGGGGACGTTTGTAAAGCTTCCATCTGTTATCAGTACACGAAAGACTTAATCAAAAAAGAATCGTCTCAATATATTACTAATCTTCCGGGGTGGGAGAGGCTAGGCCATAGAAGACAGGCAGCATTACTGAGTTTTGGTTGGAGTAAAGGATTTGATATTTACAAAAAGGAGGAATTCAGGCCTATTAAAGAAATATTAGAAGCATCTATAGATTATCCGGAGAGATATGAAGAGATGAGTGAGATATTCAGCTTATACGCTACTTATCAAGGGCATGAGTCTGCTGCTTTGCTTGATCGACGCAGTATTGAAGGAAATGAATGGGATAGAGAGAGCGTGAAGTCTGTATATCTCAAGGCTAAGCGTGATACTTACCTTAAGAAAGCAACATTAGATTATATTTGGTTGGCTGATCCAGCTAAAAAGAGAATCGAAGAAGATGAGATAATACAAATTAGTCAATCCCGTGAAATCCCTAGAGATCTACATAATTGGTTATGGATATATGGAACACCAGGTAGATGGGCTGCATATATGCCCGATTTCGAACTATTAACTTCTCATATCCCTACTGATTCCGATATAGATTGGACAGACTTGAATTGCCCTTTAGGTAGATACCTAACTGTGGGAGAGGTAGTGCAATATGACCCTCGTAATATACCCGAGAAGGACAGCATAGAAGCTGAACGACTCATACGTCTTGTCGAAGAGTTTAATGCCGTCAGAGAGGCATGGAATGGCCCCTTATGGGTTGTTGGCGGCTTCAGATCCGAACCTTTCAACAGGGAGATAGGAGGCACACCTGATTCAGCTCATTCCAAAGGAGAAGGATTAGATATATGCCCAGGAAAAGAAGACATACATCATCTCTTTAATTGGTTGAAGAGCAGATGGAGAGGAAAGATTGATTATCAACCTGATCAAGGATATTTGACTTTAGATATCTCTAACAATGGGGGATTTGTAGGTATCAGATAGTTATAGAACTTTAACTGCCATTGCACCACTATTGAATTGCACCGTATCTCCTTGCTGTATTTCTACGTTGGTCGTCAATGTTCCAGAAGCTAAGAAGTTGCCAGATGAACTGGTATCCCATAGTCCGAAATGAGAAATGGTTACTGGAGTTGTATTAGCAGCACTTGTAGTCTGCTGACTGACCATAGAATTTGTTATTTGATAGCCTCCACCACTGGCTGCTCCTACTGAGCTGAAAGCAGTAGCTGCTATTCCGACTCGAGTCGCCACACCTCTCACGGAGGCTGTTACATCGTTATTGGTCCCTGCAGTTCCAGGGTCAGCTGTATGTAAAGATACATACACGTTTGACAATGCTGAAGGGAAAGTAGAGTTCTTTACCCAACTCAGAATCTTGGTCGCAAGATATTGAGAAAATGCCATGCTTGCTTTAGTTCTTCATCTGTATTCTGACAGTAGTTAAATCCTTAAGGACCGTAACCACCACCAGGGGTCGTAACATTTAGTGTAGCTGTATTATTGCTCGAACCGGTGGCTGTTCCACCAATCCTCCACGTAGCCTTCAATCTGCCGTAGTTAATATTACTGAGAGTTGCAGTACCTCTTAAAATAGCTATCTCGAGCGTTGGTAAAGCCTGTCCATCTGTTTGTCCTTCTAAAGCCTTTATCTGATTCTTCGGAGTTAGTGTCAAGGATGGCTCTGCAGTGACTACAGATAAACCAAATATCTTGACCAATGCAACCCTTGCAGTTGCGGTCAGAGATCCTTCGGCTATACCATCAATCAAGATATATCTTATAACTTGAATACCTATCTGAAAAGGTAACTGCTGCCATTGAGAATTACTGACCGTAAAATAATAAGTTCCCTTTGGTAGCTGTAATTGAGCTTCTTTTGGGATGGTATTGAGTATTTCATTGGCATATCCAAATCCGCTTACTGTCCTTTGTATGGGATTACGCTCAGAATCAAGTAATCCTACAGTTATATACTTGTCTTTATGTTTATGAATACTTTGTTTAGTTAAAAGGAGGTCAGATTCTCCTAGTGTGGTGACTTTGAAATATAAAGTGTTTGCTCCAACTTCTGATCCTACATTCCCAGTAATTGTCGTACTAAGGTTGACGACGCTACCTAAATCTCTTGCTTTTAGGAAAGAATTATATTTGACATGTTCAGGACGCAGGAAAGACCCAGAGGTTTTATCACTACCTCCATAAGCACCTTTCAGCTTATCTATTGAATCACTGACAGAGGTCAACTATCTTCGAAAATAAGACTCGACTCTATTTTAGGTGAAAAAGAAATGCCAGGTGCCATGCACGCTAGCTATACGCACATTCAGTCGTTTAGTGGACTTAGGAAACTATAAAAACTAAGACCCCTGGCGGAGGGATGTCCCTGACATAGTTCTTCTACGGGACAATCCATTGTAAACACCTTTAGGTAAAAAATCTTCGACTATATCTAACATTAATGTGAGTCCTGATCTAGATAAGCAAATCTCAATAGTTGTAAGTTGGTTGGAATGAGGACTAGCTTCTATACCTAGTGTATTCATATATTTAGCAATATTCTTGTATTCTTCAGACGAATATTTACCTCTTAGAGATCCTCTGCGACCGTTAATACGTCCTTGATCCGCCCACAAGAGAGCTAATCCTTTCCTGCCTGTAACCTCTAATACATCTAGAGAAACAAAGCGTTGATCTCTGGGATATAGCAATTCATATGCTTTATATAGTTGATTGCCGTGAAATCTAAAACGTTCCTTGTCATAGAAACCGTGACCCGATATTCGATCCTTGTAATAGTCGATAGGTCCCTGATGTAGCTGTCTTAGCAGCTTACTTTGATAGGACAGTAAAGGTCTTTCAGTCTCACATCGAGATATCTCCAACCATGGACGGTTCTTCGTTCCTTTTAGACTGATCATTCCTCTCCCTAAACTGCAACTCAGTGCGTGCGTTACGAATTGAGTTGACATCCAGTAAATCTCCTTGGAATAAGTGCTGTTTACTCTTAGGGGAATATTGATTTAAAGCCTGCTTGATTTTGTGGGATTGATCTACGTCAAAAACCAACCTAGGACGAGCAAAATTAGAATCTAAGGTCGAACAGGCTCCGGTCAACATGTTGAGCCATTTAGAGATTATGAGCGCTTCTTCACTAGTGTTTCCAACACGTGTGAGCACGTTAGTCTGATCTTTCTTAGGCCTAGCTCCTTCTGCCCACAACCAAGCCGCTGCTGGGGCTCCTAACAAGTCGAGAGTGGTTATTGTTATTTGCCTCTCTCCTAAAGGATATAAAAGATTGTAAACAGGTCTTAATTTATTGGTTGAAACCCGAAATCTTAAGATTGGAGTTGTCTTGCCGTTCGACCTTGGAGTGGTCTTATAGGGTACAATCTTGGCCTTGGTTTGAATGAATTGACGAAATTCTGAGACCTTTTCTTCTAAAAAACAAGACTCAGATGCTCCCGCTGTTAGCGTTAATTGTATATAACCACCTCCAGGAGTACGATATGGGACCAAGCTCCCATCTCCAAGAAGTAGGCCTAATAATCCACGCACGTCTGCTACGTCCAATGTTTCTCCCTATACGATTTACTTATAGTAGTAAATAGCACGCCATATGTCGTGTTTTTGTTCTATATGTTTTCGGAGTTAGAGATCCCAAATGTGGATTGATAATGATTTCCCAAAACTGTTAGGGGCTGAGCTCTATAGGCCCCATCCCGGCTATATCGTCGAGATGGCTGTAGAGCCTGTAGTGGTACACGATTTCGCTAAACAGCCGGGCCAAACGGTCCAGCTCGATAGGTATCGCTTCTGGGGAAATCCTGGTAATAAGGATTCCAGAGAGCGTACAGCAGATCAGACACTAGGTACAGCTTCTAGCAGAAATATCGTTAAGGATAAAGTACTTGTCAACTTGAAAGAGTATACAGGTCCTGCAGATCCTACCGATGCAACTTCTCCTTCAACCTTCAAGGTTGCTCGTGAGACATTGCTTACAGCACAGCGTCTTTTATTAGACACTGGTAACCTCAACGTTTTTCATCAGAGTATAGGTAGCCTTACACTTTTGGATGACTACAGGCGTTGGCGTGACAGAGTTTTCGCGGATGAGCTATTTAAAGCAGAAGCCAATGGAAACTCATCTGACAGCCAGGGTGGATACTACTTCCCAGGCGGTACAGCTAAAGCAGCAGCAGCACCTTTCTACACATACGGTGCAGGTGTAGCAGCTAAATTCGACGTTAAGACTGATTTACTTCAGGTAATTAAGGACATGCGCAAGCGCAACGTCCCTACATTCTCTGATGGATATTACAGATGTATTGCTGATCCAACAGCAATGATGCATCTTCGTCAGAACGACGCATTTAGAGAGATTGCTCGTTATGCAGGTAACGGCATGGTTAATCCTATGTCTCCTGAGCAAGCTCCTAACGCTAACTTCTTCCAAGGTATGGGTCCAGCTTATGGACAAGCTGGTTTTGTAGCCGGTCAGCCGGTTATGCCTACCGGATTTTTGTTTGAAGGCGTAAGATGGTTCGAATCAACCAACTTACCTGAGAAAACTATCAATGCAAGTATTGCAGTTGCTCCTGGCGGTGCCGGCGCAGCAGACTACAATATTGCTCCAATGTTGTTCTTCGGTCCTCAAGCAGTTGGTGTTGGTATTGGTGGAAACAATGCCCAAATTTTATTAAACAATAATGATGACTTTTCACGCTTCATCATTATGATTTGGTCCTTGTTTGCTGGTTTTGAAATCCTTAATAAGGACTTCATAACTGTTGCTTACTCATTCGTATATTGAGGAGGTAACTAATAACAATGGCTAAAAAGATTTTCCCTGGAAACTGGGTTACAACACTCA